AGTTTCTCCTGTGGCTTGTCCTCCACCACCACCAAGAAGACTGTTTATTAGAGGTGTTACTAATGATTTCATTCCGATAGCCAATCCTACTTTAGCTAAAAACGGTATTGTCTTATCTCCCCAAAGAGAACCCATAGCATCTAATAATATCTCATTAATTTTCATTGATATTATTTGAGAAAAAGCTTCTTGAGCTGTTGCTGAGTGAAGTATTATATTTTGTATTTCATCTTGAGTTGCTTTATCCTTAGCAATCTGAGATTTTTCTGTGGCTGACTTTTCCTTATGCTTTAGTTCTATGAGAGCGTTTGATACAATTTCATTAGCACTAAACATACTGTCTAAGAACCCTTGCTCTTGAACTAAAGAATCTTGAAGGTGTTTAGCTTTCATTTCAAAAATCTTTTGATTTAGCATCTCTTCAGTAGAGATAGTTCCGTCAATATATTGCTGTTTAAGGATTTGCTCCTTGTCAAACATCTCTTGCTCTATAATAGAGAACCTTTGCTTGGCTATTTTGTCCGCTTGACCACTAAAATCATCAGCAATAGGCGATTCAGTCTTGCCTGTTGTTTTCTTTTGTTCTTTTCCTAAAGCTTTTAATCTTGCTATTTCAGTTTCAATGACACCAATCTTTCTGTTCTTGGCAGTAATCTCAGCTTCTGTTGTTTGTGGCATAAGTTTAGCTTGGTCTAACAAATCTTCCTGTATTGCTATCAGGTTTTTTTGCCTTCTCAACTCACTTTCATAAGCGTTTTTAGCCTCTTCTTCTGCATTTTTCTTAGCTTCAATCTCTTCATTTATAGTTTCGTTTAGTCTAAGTAATAAAGCCTCTTTTAAACTTATAGCTTTTTCTGTTTGTATTGCATCTTCTTCTGCATTTTTCCTAGCTATACCAAACATTGCGTTTTGAGCAGTGTATTTTTCTTTTTCAAGTTTTTTGTTAAGATTTTCTAACGAAGATTCGTGTCTTGATACAGCTTGTTTTAGCTCTTCCTCAAGAGATGAACTAAACACTCCTTTAGACATTTTTGCGTGTTCATCCATCATATCTCTCGCAAAAGCCAACTCATCTTCCAATAAATCTTCCACAAGGTCTTTTTGGCTCATATAACTTTGCGCCCAATTATTAAGAAACAAAGCCGACATATCGTAAAGATTTTTAAGGGTTGTTGACAAAGTACCATCTCCGTTTTCTATTGCAAGTATAAATCCTTCGTAAGCTGATTTAGACCTGTTTATAGCTCCCTTTAGAGTGTCCTCCATAATGGCAGCCATTTCTCCTGTTGAGCCATTAGCACCCTCTAGTCTTGCGTTGAAAACCTCCAAAGCATCGGCACTATTTATGAAGGCTGTAAATGCATTAGCCTGTCTAATATTAATAATCCCCATTACATCAGCCATTTCAGCACCCTCTAGCTTTAATGTTCTTAAAGCCTCTATAAAATCCTCTCCTGAATGAACGGTTTTCCCCAACCTCTTAGATAGGTCGGATGCAGGGTCTTGCATTTTAAGAAGTATGTTACGCAAAGATGTACCTGCAATAGATGCTTCAATACCTCTATCTGTTAGCAATCCTAACATAGCTGTTGTTTCTTCAAAAGTAAATCCTGAATCAGCAGCGATTGCTGAAACCTTAGTCATTGACGTTTGAAACTTTTCAAGGTCTAAGGCGGAGCTTGTAAAAGATTTACCCATAACATCAACAAATCTTCGGGTTTGGTCTGCATCAGCACCAAAACCTCTTATGGCAGCAGCAACAATGGTAGCTGTTCTTCCTAGTTCAGAACTCATTGCGGTAGAAAGATTCAGTATAGCTTCTTGTGCAGATAAAACTTCTGTTGTGGTAAAACCTAGTCTTGATAAAGATTCTTGCATTTCAGCTACCTGCGTAGCCGTAAAAAAGGTTGTTCTACCTAATCTCATTGCTGAAAGCTGAAGCTTCTTAAACTCTTCGTCATTAGCACCTGTTATCGCCTTTACTTTAGCCATCTGAAATTCAAAGTCAGAAAAAGAATTTACAGCATTTAACACAGCCTGTCTTACCGCATTCATAGCTCTCATAAACAGAGTAGCTCCAATCTGAGCAAGACCAAAGCTTTTAGCCATTTTAGTAACAAATCCTGTTGACTTCTTTGTGGTTTCGCTAAATCCTTTTAGTTCTTTCTGAGCGTTACCATATTCTCTCCTAGCTTTTTTAAGACTTGTTTCTTGTTCTGCAAAAGCACGAGCAGTTTCATCGCTAATGTTTTTTACATCTTTATTTTCTTTCTTTAAGTCTTTAAGATTTTTAGAGTAAAGCTCTACTTCTTTTCTTAATGCTATTAGCTTGTCGTTACCCTTTATAGTAACCTCAATTAAAGTATTTACCTTTTTTGCCATTATGCTTTTTTAATTATTGAATCCATAGATATATCTATTTCAACAGACATACCATCTACTATTTTTCTTTCTATACCTCTTTTTCTTGAGCCAAAGGGTCTATTAACAAAACCTCTTCTCTTTCTATTGCTTGAATATTTAAAAGCACCACTCGTGGGAGAGCCTTCACTCATCATCGCTTTAGCTATTGCAAATGCTAACGCTCTTTGAGGGTCTTTAGAGTTTTTCATTTTCTGACTACTAGGAGTTATACCTCTTTCATTAACCCACTCTTGTATAGCATCCATATTTGGCAGTGAATTAGGAAAAAATCCTTCGTTTACATATTGAGCGTACTCAACATCGTCCGCTATAACAAGCAAAGACATATTACCTCCAAACTCTTCTATCTCATACCTAATGCTGTCAGAGAGAGTTCCTGTGTTGTTGTGTCCTTGTCTGCTTAACTCACCTCTTATACCATCTACTAAATCATCTCCAATTTCTCGAAGAATACTTCTCATCTGCTTTAAACTAATCTCTGCCATATTATCCTTTTGCTAATGATGATTTCTTAATGATAGCTCTTTCCAACGAAGATAGTTCAGTTGTGATATATCCATCGTAAGCAGATGCGTGATATAGAGAACCGTTGTAAGTGTCTGATGTTAATCCACCTATTATACCAAACTGATTAAAAGCGAAGTCCGTTGTAGGTGTAGTTTCGCTTGCTACCTGCACACCATTCTCTCTTATATACAAAGTAGTTCCGCTTCTTTGTAGTGTTATCAATATCTTTTTGCTAGTGGGCTGCCAATACTCAGGCGTTATAGAAACCTGAACCCTGCTACTAGATGAAAAGCTTAAAGTGTAAGATGTATTTCCTGATTCTCCTATTGAAAAATACATATCGTTATCATCACTCTTGCCTAAAAACCTATGCTTCTTATGCACTTTTGGAATTAATGGTATTGGCTCTACATACATAAATATTGTAAAATCTCCCGTAAGCGTTACACCACTACTAAAAATCATATAGTCTGAGTTGTCGTAGTTGAAATAAATAGGAGAAATTCCTTCTATACCATTTCCTTTAAGACCAATATCGGGTTGCGTAGCTGTTACAGGCATAGTAAGCTGATTAGTACCTATGGATGAGTTCCAAGTTTTAAGATTGTTTCCGCTAGTAACTTCTTTTATTCCGCTATTGTAATTAAAAACAAATAAAGGGTTTATAACGGTGGAATCTTGTATAACAGGGGTGTTAAAACTTCTAGTATTCTGTAAAGATTTTTGCCTACTTAATCTTCTTCTCTTAGTTATGCTAACCTCCTCATAAAAATCTACATCGTTTATGTCTTTGTTTTTATACACAACAGGTGTCAATACACCATCTATGGTGCAGTAAAGCTGATAACCAACATTCTTTGGTTTTACCCTAATATCTCTATGTTTAGTTCTTATCTTTCTCATTATAAATCTATACCGTTTACCATATTCATTGTTCCTCCAACTGTTTCAACATCACCACCCAACTTAAAGTATTCTGTTAACTCAACTTTTGTTGAATCTTTAATATGTGGTTTATAGTCAACTATTTTATTTAACCTATAATAATTTCCATCTAAAAATATAAGTTTTTTAAAGTCTAAGCTAGAAACATCTTTATCTTTAAGGTTTAGGTAAATCTTTTTTATTCTTGGCTTTTGTTTTAATTGCTTAAACATCTTTTCATAATAATGGTGGTAAAGACCTTTGATAGTCTTTAATCCTCCTGTAACATACGCTTCAGGAACATCGTACTTAACATCTGCAAAAGACAGGTTTAAGTCAACATTTTCATATCCGTTGTTTAATTGAGCAAATTCAAGGGTAGATCCATTCCATATAAAATTGTCAATATTTATGAAGTTGCCCCTAGTAAATCTAGGATTATTATTGCTTTCAGCATCCATATCGTTATTCGGTAGTGGAGCGTAGCTATATGATGTTGGGAGTGCAAACTCACTACCAAACATTATAGTTATGTCGCTGTCATATTGTATGTTAGCTCCATTTGCGGGAGGTAAAAGTAATATCCTAGCTCCTATATCAAAATCTTTTTCTCCTCTATCTTCTTTAGTTGATAGGTCTGAAAATTCTTTGTGGTATATGGGTATTAATGGCGCAAGAATTGCAGATGCAGCATTGTAGTTGTCCTCTGTTGCGGCAACCCCCGTAGCTAAATTTAATGTTGTTTCGTCAATATATTTTATTTCGTGATAGTTAAAGGTGGGTGAAAAATATTTATTTTCAATAACATACTCTCCTTCCAAGAATCTTTCAGACTCATCTACCTCTTCGTATGAACCCCAATCTATAAAGTTCTTTTTATTGTATCTTTCAAGAAAAGCATCATTACTAGCATCTTTGTACTTTAATACTATTTTTGATTTTATGTCATATAAGAACTCTTCTGTTATGTTTTTTGAATAATCTATCTTATCAGTCCAATCAATAGCGTTTGTAAATGAACCATAAAAATGGTCGTAAGGCTCTATTTTTATTTGCTTAGCTATGCTGTCTGTTTCAAACTGAAGGTTAAACATTTGAGCTATACCACTTACAAATTCAGATTGTTTTGCGTTTGGTAGCAATGTATTTATTCTAGGAATCTGTGTTCCTATTTCTATTTCATCGCTATCCGATATTTCGATATAACTTCCTAACTTGTATTTTATACCAACATCACCATTGTCATCACCTCCAAAAACAGAAAATGTTTCCCCTGCATAATCTTGCAAATAAAATCTAACATAAAAAACATATTTTGTACCTACAGCATCATCAACAGTTAGTGATTCACTAAAGCTACCTAAGTCAATACTAGCAGGACTATCGTTTTTATGTATGGTTATATACCTTAATGAGCTTTCGTAAACTATATTATCCGAATCTCTTAGCTGTGACAAGTCATCGTCATCTGTGTCTGATATTTTAGAAATATAAGCCTGAACGTATATATCCATATTAGGGTCTGAACCCGCACTAAAAGAGCTGTTATTAAAAACATTTACTGACACATCAAAGTCTAAGTTTGATTCCCCTTCAGCATTTTTAACAAGCAAACTTTTTAGACCCGAATTTCCGTCAGCTACATTATTAAAAGCACCGTCTGACGGTGCATCATCAGTAAATTCATCACCACCAAATACATAGAACACACCACCTGTAGTGTTTCCATCATTTTGAGAGCCATCTCCATCGTGGTCATAAGAAACAGGGTCACCATCTATGTTTACGCTTGGATTTCCAACAGCTCTGTTTAAAGTTACAGTTCCATCTCCGTCACTAAAGCTATTTCCTGCTACTTCATCGGTTAGGTTTTCATCTGTATTTCTATATATCTTTCCAAACTTATCATTAAAAACCTCAGCATTTTTTTCAAATATTAAAGGCATTACAAGTGATTTAAAGAAATCGCTATCACAGAACGTAGATGTAACTGAATATCCTTGCGCTTGGAATATTTTATCCCAAACATTTTTGACATAAACACAAGGAACAAAATCAGACTCTACAACTTGATTTTTTATACTATCTCCTTCGCCTACCGAAAGTAAAGGATAAACTAGCTTGTCAATAGTAGAAGAAAAATCCTGATAGCTGTGAGCGTTTTGATTAGGGCTATTGCCATCAAACCCGTGTGGATTTTCAAATGTATAACCTTGAGAGTCGCTAAACGTTAACTCTTTTAATTCTTTGTTTTTAATCGAGTTTGCCCAATCCATATTGTCGCCAAGAAATATACACTCATACTCTTGTATGCTTGTATCTTTTATCATCTGCGTAACCCTTAGCTTTCCAACTATTATGGGTATATTGTCAGAATATATTGTAGATGGTATTTGCTTTATAGCATCTTTAACTAAAGCGTGACCATCTTTGTATATATGATTAAAAAGCCTGTTATTGTTTCTTGTAGCAGGAACTTTAAAAGTTTTACTAAAACTACCATTACGAGAATTAAAATCCCTTACATCAAAGTTTTGATAGTTAAGTGACAAAGGAAAGTCATCACTCGATGTAATATCAAGGTTACCTAATATGCTGTCAGTAAAATCTCTTAGCTCAACTCTTATTTCTGCCATTATTCTATTGTTCTTTTAGCTTTGCTTTCTATATAATTTAAAGTACATCTCTGTAAGTTCTCATTGTCAAATGTAGTAACACTAGCATCTTTCACAACAACAGGAACATAGTAGTTTCTATTGAGTGTAGAATACCAACCCTTCGAGTTAGGTATATCTGTTTGATACTCTCTTACCACAATGTAGTCTATGTAAGTTTCTCCCGCTACATCATCGTGATTTATAAGTATTGTTGGAGATATGTATTTCACACCATCATAAGCTGTTGATGCTGTATTTATGTTGTGTGATTCAGATGCTGCGGTTGTAGAGTGACCCGTAACATAACCTCTAAAAGTTTCCCATTCGTCATCAGTTTGTTGAGCATAATCTTCTAGTGTTATTTTATGGAAGTTGCCATATTGGTCAGAGCCATCTGTGGCTATCTTGGTTGTTTTGTTGGAAGCAAATCCTGTAAAACCTGCAACCTGAAAACCTGAATCACTAGCATTACTTTTTATTCTAACTTCAACCTCATATATACTTTTAGGGTTGTACGGTATTCTTAAATCACTAACCAACCAAAGAGTATCGTTATCTGAACCACCGCTACTAGCAGTTCCTTCATTACCTTTTCTTAGAGTTCTTGTTCCTGTAATATGACCATCAGCAGTTTCAAAAGCAGTTATAGTTGTTATATCTCCATCTTCTATATGATACTTGTCACTTATGTTTGTTACAGCACTATAACCACTCCAATCCTCTCTAAACACTTCTTTACCTATCCAACCCTTTTCTATCCATACATTTGGTGAAGCTAATAAATCCTCAAACATATCTTGTTCGGCAATTCCGTATGGTCTTGATATAGCAGTTCCTTCCTTGACAGCTTTTACCTTTGACTTTCTAACCGATGGATATTTGTCGTCAGTATAACCCGCTACTCTAGGTACAACAGCACCGTAATTACCCGATGCAAAATGATAACCTTCATTATCACCTATTATAGCGTTTGTACCGCTTGTGTTATTTCCCGACTGACCTCTAAACTCAGGATATATGCTTTGCTCGTATGACTTAGAAGATATGTTTATTCCCTCTGTAAATGCACCATCAAAGGTGTAGCTATCAATACCGCCTAATCTATTTTGCCAATGGAATCTAACTCCATTAACCCTTTCTCTTGTGTGGTCAATGTAGTAAGTTACCTTTTCTCCTATCTTATCTGAAGGAGAGCCTGTGTCATCTGTTTGAACGGTATAATATGATACATTTGAGAAGTCAGTTAAAGGTTCATCGTTATTCCATTGAGCATCAGTCGATTCTTTTATATTTCTTGTTCCTACTCCAATCTGAACCACGCAGTTAGCAGGATTAGTAAGTCCTGATAAATCTGATGTTGTCATATCTCCCCAACTATTGAGGTCAGTTCCTAGGTTACCTTCTCCATCAGTTGTTTTGCTTATAACAAGAGCATATCCTGTTGATGAATCTGATGTTGGTATAGCGTTTCCATTTGCATCGTAAAATCTAACTACTGCTCTAGGGCAAGTACCTGTATCAAATAGTGCGAAAGACAGATACTCACATTCATCGTGACCTATGACTCTATAATTAGTTGGTTTTGTTGTCAAATACTTTTGCCTTCCTGCTTCATATCCTGTTCCTGTTCTATGCAAGTATTGTATTGATAGATTATCGCCCTGTACTTGAGTTGCATCACCTTTAAGTAATTCATTTGAAATGCTAAGGTAATGTTCTTCTTCGTGCAGAAGTGCTGAGTTTACAGCTATAAAGTTTCCGAAGTCCGTTTCTCCTGATACATCTACTAACTGACCGCTAGAATTTATTTCTTCCAACTGAAACTGAACTTTAATTCTTTCAAATACATTTTTAGAGATTTGACCCATTGTTATATCTCTCTTAACTTTAGTTGATGTATCGTGAGTACAGGGTCTTAAATCGTAAGAAACAAAATCTCTTGCTATGCTAGAAACATCTATTGTGTAATACACATAGTCGTTGTTTGGTGTTTGGTCGCTTTCAAAATTAGGAATATCTATACTAGGCTGAAGTCTTATCTGAACACCTCTACTTGTTTCCAAAACACCTGTGTATGGATTTCTAGGATATATACTTACCCTACAACTAGGGTATTTAGCTTTAGCTTCTGCAAGTGTATATGATGAGTCGAAATTATACCTTGCTGTATATTTTATTGGACTATATACGCTTTGTATCGTTTCTCTTGGTTCGTCAACTATGAATAAATCAGGCATTATATATTGTATTTATGTTTTAAGTAATCTGATAATTTTGTAACTTCTTCGACAGTAAGTTCTTTTTCAAATATAAGAATCTCTTGTATGTCAACTTTTAAGTTTCCAACAGCATCTCTAGCTGTACCTAATCTCAATGGGTATAGGTCTTGGAATGCTTCTACATCAAAGTCTGAGTTAGTTTCAACATCAACCAAAGAACCATTCTCAAAAGACTTTACGCTATGATTTGTTTTATGCTTTGTGAATCCATTAGCACTAACTTGATTTGCTGCGTTTGATGTATATATGTAATCCAACAAATCGTCATCAGTATCTTGTATTTGAGTTCTCCAATTAAGGTTACCACCCTGAGTTGATATTCTAACAGCAAAGTTTGCCTTTGCAGCATTGTCGTTGTTTTTAGCTATAACGTAACCTGCAAATCCATCATAACCCTTAGCTACATAAAATACAGATAGCCCATTATTCAAACCATCAGCAGTTCCATCAAGCGAATTGTTAACGCAAGTTAAGAAGTCATCTGTTCCTTCAAAGAATACATAGGGATAGCTGTTGGATGACATCTCGTACTTATATAAAGGCTTCTTAGCTGATGTTGTTTGCTCAAAGTGATTTGCATTACCACTTTGGTCAATCCATTTGTTTACAACCTCATTACCGCCAAAGAACTCCGTTTTAACACCCATATCAGCCTTTAACCAAAGCAAAGGAGTCAATCCCTTAACAAATGCTTCATCAAGCCTTGTAAAGTCGTGAGAGAAAGCATTTAAAGTAAAAGTAAGCCTGACCTGTATCAACTTGTCGTTATATAGTTCTTTTTCTCGTTCAACTGATATACTGTCAGGACTTAAAATTACCTCTTTGTTTGTGTAGCTATCTAACACCCTTTGTAGCCAAGTCAATGCTTCTTGTTCCAATAAGCTAAACACCACATCAAGCGAACCCGCTTGGTTTTGGTAGTATGGCTTAACGACTAGGCACTCGAAAGTGTATTCCTCTTGCACATCGCCTTCCGTAGCAGGAAGTTCAGATGTTGGTGGTAAGACAACAAGTAATGGATAGTCATTGTTGTGATTCTCATTGATTTCATTCTCGTAACCAAAGATGAAGCCACCATTTATCCATTGTTGCTCAAACCTATCTCTTAATTCTCTAAGTTTAGTAAAACCCATTATTTTATTTGTTTCCTCTGTTCTTCATTAACAGCTAGTTCATAATCTCCTTTTGCAGTTTTCCAAGACAGGTATGTCATAACTTTATACAACTTCTCATCTTTTACACTTTGCATAGCATCTTTACCATCTCTTGTAAATACTCCATCAAGTGATAGGTCGTATAAGGTATTGAGCCAACCAAATGGCTTCATTATCTTACTTGCCTTCGCTACTGCGATACTTTTTGTTCCGCCATCTCTGAAAAGGTTTTTATAACGTTGATTGATGCAAAGTTCGTTTGTTCAAAAAAAAACTGAACTCCCAAACGATGTCCATTGTCAATCTACGAAATGCTTTCGCCTTTTCATCAATATTGTC